TGAATGGGAGTGCTGATACTGCTCGTTACATTACACTTGCGGCGGGGGATTCACAGGCGTCAGTGATTTTCGGTTCTGAAAGAGGACTGGTTACAGGAGATATTTTAGGTGTCAAATGTGTTAACATTGGGAGCATAAATCCGGGAGACTGGATAGAGGTTCGATTTGATGTCACACTTGATGTCAGTGCAACATAAGGTTTGTAGAAATCAAGCTTACTGGGATGACCCTCAGAATAAGAAATGTCGCAGTGAGCAGATGAAAAGGTGTCATGCTAACCAATCGAGCAAATAACAACTAACAAAAGGAGTATTACAAATGATCATAATTTCGCCAGGTGTATATAGTAGGGAGTTAGATTTCTCGCTTTACGCCCCACAACTGGCTCAATCAATCCTTGGGATTGTGGGGACAGCTAGTAAAGGTCCAACAGATGAGATCACACTCATAACTGATGAAGCGACATTGGTGAGCACCTTCGGGCCGCCATCAACGGACCATCTTGGTTTGTACGCTGCCCTTCGGTATTTGCGTAGAGGCAAACAGCTGAAGTTTGTTCGAGTAGCAAATTATGACGACAGTGCTCTTGGCTATTTGAGGAATGCAGCTAACACGACAAACGCTGCTCTTCTAACAGCTGTGAGCACTGGCTCTTGGGCCAATGATATAACCGTTGTTGTTTCAGCGGGTACGGGTTTAGATCCTGCTTCGGGAGCTGCAACTTATAAGCTGACAGTAAGATACGATGGTGTTACTGTTGAGGTTTACGATTTGCTCCTGTTTGGGACAGCGTATGCAGATTACGACAACTACATCTCAACTCGAATTAACGGAGTTTCTGCTTACATATCGGTTACGCCTGTTCCTACTGAAACAGACCTTCTTGCTTCTGCTACAGCTGTTACAATGGCAGGTGGTGATGATGGCGCCCCTGCGGAAGTGGCGGATTATATTGGAACGGCGGCTGTATCAGGAAGTGACACAGCCACAGGACTCCAGTTGTTTGCGGATGCGGAAACAGTGGATGTAAATGTGCTTGCAGTTCCTGACCTTAGTCATAGAACAATTATTGCTGAGATGATTTCCATTTGTGAGGCACGAGCAGACGCAATTTGCTTGATCGATGTTCCTTATGGGAAATCGGTGCAGGAAGCAGTTACTTGGGCAAATGGTTTGGGTGGTGGTGCTACCGATCCTACCGCTGCAATCAATTCTTCGTACTGTGCCATCTTCTACCCGTGGGTACAGGTGTTTGATGGTTATGGTAACAGCAATGTTTGGATTCCGCCAAGCGGTCACATTGCGGGCGTGGTAGCGTATACAGACCATGTTGCAGATCCGTGGTGGGCTCCTGCAGGTCCCAATCGTGGAAGGCTGACCGATGTGCTGGATATTGAGCATTCGGCGACACAGGGCGAAAGGGATTACATGTATGCCAATGGCAATGTAATCAACCCGATCTGTAACTTCTCAAGCCAAGGGGTTGTGGTTTATGGGCAGCGAACAGGAACAAGAACATCGTCAGCGCTTGATAGAATCAATGTCAGGCGGATGATGCTCTACCTTCGAAAAGTGGTTTCTACTGCTGTTCGTTCCCTGCTCTTTGAGCCCAACGATGAAGATACATGGGCGGCTTTTCGAAACCTTGTGAATCCTGTATGTGATGACATAAGGGCTCGACGGGAATTACTGAGTACGAAGTGGTTTGTGACGAAACCACTAATACAGCACTCGCTATTTCTCGAAATGAGTTGCGAGGCAAGGTTTTGGTAGTTCCAACTAGAGCTGCGGAGATGATTTCGATCGACTTCGTGGTTCTCAATAACGAAGCACAATTCTCCGAATTCTAAACAAATTCAAGGTGTTGTGCGAAAGGAGTAGCAGTCATGGTAGAAACATTATCTGCAGATCATATAGCTGCACAAGGCGGGGCATTCGAACCTCAAAGGAAGAATAACTTCACCCTTCGACTCTCAGTCGGAGGGAGAATTATTCAACAGTCCTTGCAATCATTTCCTCTTCCAAAAGAGGCGAATGAGGTCATTGAGGTCAACTACGGCAATGAGCAGCGCAAGGTTGCCGGCAGAGCTACTTTCGATAATCTCGAATTAGTTCTGAAAGATTATGCTGATCAGCCTACCATGGCAGTACTTGTTGCTTGGAGGAGAAGGGTTTATCAGCCTACTACAGGGGCGATTGGTTTGGCTGCTGCGTATAAGGAGCAAGGGGAGGTTGTCATGTTTGCACCAAACGGAACATTGCAGAGACGCTGGAAGCTGATTGGCGTATGGCCTTCTCGCAATGATCCTGGCGGTGGCGATATGAACGCCAACGAACAGAATGTCATCACACTTACTTTGGTCATTGACAAGGCCATTGAACTTGTGTTGTCTGCGTAGGTTCATTACAACAAAAGAAAGAGGAGAAGTACATGAACAGTGCTGAGGAGAAATCGGTTGAGGAGAAACTCGAAAGCCCTTATGAAAAGGAAGTAATACTTCCTAGCAAAGGGATGTTCTACAAAGGCGCCTTGCCCGAAGGTAAGGTGAGGATTCGTCCTGTGAGTGTTCAGGAAGAAAAGTTACTTGCAGGGAATTCTGGCAACAGGTTGGAATTAGCGGATAAGGTTCTTCAGAGGTGTATTGTATCGAAGTGCCCCCCACTTTCTGATCTGTTGATGACAGACAAGTTCTACTTGTTATTGGTTCTTCGATCCCTTAGTTATGGGGCAACGTATGGGTTTACGTTGTCTTGCGGAAATTGTAAGTTTGAATTTTCGCATTCTATTCAGCTGCCTGAGGGTTTGCAGTTGAAAGTGGCAACCGAGGGTGATGTGGAACCTTTCGAAGTCGAGCTTCCCTTGTGTAAAAAGAAAGTTTCACTTCGGTTTCTCAGAGGAACTGACGAACAGGAGATTGAGAATTTCGTTAAAACATTGCCTGATGCAGGCAAGGAAGAGGGTGATCCAGGATACGCTTTCCGTCTTTCTCGTTTCATTGACAAAATAGAAGGAAAGGAAGTAGACCCTATTGATAAGCTGCAGTTCTGTGAAAAGCTGATAGGAATGGATTCTCAGAAGATTCGCAAGACAGTTGTTGAAAAGGAATCTGGTCCAATCTTGACAGTGAGTGCAAAATGTCCGAACTGTCAGACACTCATAAGATCTCTACTCCCGCTTACTAACGAGTTTTTTCCGTCGCCTACTGCTTAGCGCGAGGGCTGCTGGGCTGAAGGATCGGGTGAAGCAACAAGTGGCTGCTTCGATGTTTTTAGGCGTTTCCTTGGAGGCATCCGATAGAATGTGTATACCCGAGTTCGAAATGATCAGAAATGCGGCTAAAGAGTTGCAGGAAGATTCGCAAAATAAAGGTTCGATGCCTGCAGCAGGTACTTTAGGAAAGGCGAGAATTTTCTAATGGCAGACAAGAAAGAATCCATTCATGAGCATATTCTTGACGTTCGTCTGCGAGACAACGCTTCAAAAGAAGTACAAGGTGTGTTAGGAGGACTAAAGTCGCAGTTCACTAAGTTTATGAATGGGATGGTTCTTACCACAACATCCTCCGCTCCTCCTGGCGGTCGAACATTAGCAACACCCTCTATTCCTCCACAATCTGTTCGAGCAATGGCAGAAGACCGTGTTCGCCAATCACGGAATGACGAGTCTTCTCCTGGGGCATTAAAAACAACGTTTGCAAGTGCTCTGTATGCGGGAATGGTATTGTCGAAGGTAATGGGAACTTTGATAAAAGATGTGTACGATATTCCAAAAAATTATCGACTTAGCATGGGAGGAAAAAGAACTCCTCCCTCCGCTCCGGGAAAGAAATCTGAAGCGGCGGCTGAGGGCCCTCCTTCAAGTGTAGTTCCTGTTTTTTTGGTAGGGGTATCCCCCTCACTGCTGAAGGCATTCATGTCAGGAAAACAAACGGGGCAACAGGGAATTGATGTGAGCAAGGTAACAGAGACAGAGAAGCAGAAGGCGGGCATTTTTGGAAGTATTATCAAGAAACTTTTTGAAGGAGGGAAAACCAGAGCGCTTACTATTTGGGCATTTCTTGGCAAAGCAATGGCACCTGTTCTTGATATGTTGTCCAACACGTTGATGCCTTTAATGGTTCCTTTGCAGAATTTTTTGATAAATATTATCGATGCCGTTGTTCGACCATTAGTAGCACGTTTGCTTCCTAAGTTACAGACGTTATTTATGAATCTAGGTGAGAAAATGATACCCACACTCGTTCAATGGGGTGAAAGATTAGGTGATTGGTTAGAAATACTTATAAATTGGATTGCAAAAGAAGGTGTGGAAAATCTTAAAATCAGTTTTAATTATGTAGTAAATGCCATTAAGGATCTTTGTGATTGGGGTATATTTTTGAAGGAATCTTTTGATTCTTTGAAAATCTTTATGTTTGAATTCAAGAAAGGATTTATTGAAGTGGGAGAGTGGATGGGGAGTACCGCTTTCAAAGTTTGGGAGTGGATTAAAAAAGTTTTCAATTTTCTTGGAGACAAATGGCATAAATTAAGTAATCCTATAAAAGAAGGTGTTAAAGCAGGGGCCAACATAATGGCGCCTGGTTTAGAACCTTTAGTGTTCGCTTTGAAAGGTTTGAAAGGTTTTGGTGGTAAAATTGAAAAATCAGTCTCTGAAGC